GTAACCTGTGTGGATACGCTGTATTCTCCCGGAACGGGAGTACGTATTGTCTCTTTCTCTACACAAATCTTACCGATGCCTGTTCCATACAGGGCACCATTAAGTAGGATTTCGGAAATTGAGCGAGGAACATTCTGTCTGTCAAAATCTTCGAGAAGGGTATCAATAATGTCCTGAAGATTGTTAGGCTCTTCTCCAGTCTCTCCTTCACCCATCACGTCTTGGTCGAGGTCAAACCACCGCTTACGATGAAAGACGCTTTCCTCCATCTCAGCACACGAGGCTTCAATTGCCTGCTGCAATGCAGGAGCGATAATGCGGGAGCGTTCTACCTGACGAGTCTTATCCTCTACGTGCCAAAGACCACGCCATAGGCGGTAGTATTCATTCCACCGTTTCAGATACTTCTCGTTACGGTTGTCTTCCCAATCCTCTACTTTGGTGGTAATCCACCCAGTAACACGAGGAGTAGCAGAAGCACTACTAGGCGTCTTTGGTGAAGTCAACGGGTCGTCAACTAGAATGCTATTAGCCATACTTATCGTCTGCCTTCGTGCTCGAAGCTGTAGTGATTTCCGTCGTTAAAGTGGCCACCCCAACTTGCGCCTAGATGTCCATACTCTGTTTCCCACCACATACCAAGGGGTCTGTGGTCTTCCGTACTTGTTAGGTACTGCCCGTCTTTGAATAGGTTCAGGTCAATTGCTAGCCTAACTTTGTGGTTACTGCGGGAGCGGCCGTAGCCGATACGTTGACCCATAGCACCAAAAGCACGAGGGTCTCTGTAAGCGTCACCTAGAGTAACCTCATATCCCATTTCGTAGGCTTTGAGGATTAGGTGCGCTGCACATTCCGCGAATTTTCGTTGCTTCTGTCCTAGTGTCATTATAGCATTGCAACCTCGTCAAGTGGTTCCCACATCTCACCTCCGCCTGCACTTATGAATGGTCGTCCATCTTCATTCGGGAGTTCGATACTTCCGTAAGAGTCCATATCCATTCCGTACATTGGAGAAGCAAGCTGGTCAATGTATGCGAGAGAATCTAGCATATCGTCATGGACCATAGGATTAGGGAAGTCCAGCATCTGGTCGATTAGTTTTGGTAGGTAGTTACCGGGCTGGAAGGTTAGTCTGCCCTGCTGTAGTCTACCCTGTAGAGCCCACACAATTCTGTCATGCTTACTCTTGTTACCGTGAGAGACTTCTCTAAGCGGAGGGTATGTGTTCAGTCTCCGCATGTTGTCTAGGAGGTATGGCATCAAAGCGTTCTTAAGAGCACCTTTCTCGATACCAAGCCCCATTGGCTTATGTATCTGTGCCTGCCGTAGAATGTGGATAGCCGTCTCTCTTACTCCCCACCTACCTGTGATAACGTCTAGTACATGCCACCCTTCGTTGTTAACCCGAACAATTGAGATAGCTGTTTCGTCAAGTCTCTTAGCCTGTCCTTTGGTGATTGCGCTTACGTCGCCGTACCCTGCGGGGTCAACGGCAATAAATACGTCACCAGCATGCCCGGTTTTGTCCACTTCTTTGATGAGGTCAGCAGTAAAAATGGTCCCTCCGAAGGAAGAAAAGTTTGCCTCGAACTCTTGCTTGACATACTCCAGTGGCATATCCTTAGAGGCGGCATAGATTTCTTTTGGGTTAATGAAGGGATTATCAAGACTCTTGTAGGTCCAAGCGCCCCACTCCGTGTCTTCTCCACCTGCCAAGGCTTGCTGGAACAGATGGAAGAAGTGGTTCTTACCGTTGGGTGTTCCAATGAAGAGGGCTCCGCCTTCAACGTCCGCAAGGACAGGGCGGATAATGGCGGTCCACACCTCTTCCTTCATGAACGCATACTCGTCCATCACTACATAACTTAATCCCACACCACGTAGGGTGTCTGGTCTGTCGCTCCCTTTCAGGTGGATTTGCCTGTCGTTTATCAGGGTGATTATGCACTCGTTTTCTCGTACCTTTTTGGTAACGGGAGCAGCCATTCTCTTAAGGTCTTGCCACATAATGTCACGCGCCTGATTGAAGGTAGGCGCGATATAGTACACAGCGGTCTCAGATATGTCGTAACCCTTGTCATTAGTCATTCGAAGGGCATTGACAATAAGCTCTACCCTAGCTAGGTAGCTCTTACCGAATCTCCGCCCCGCACCGACAACCTTGAATCGCTTGTCGCTCTCAAAGATTTCTTTCTGTGCGGGATGTAGCTTGAAGTTAAGGTCGATGGTTACTTGCCTCCGTTCGAAGTACCCTTTGCCGGGATAGTCGATGCCGGGGTAACCGGTGCAGGCTTGTGAATCATTGCACTCGGGGCTTCACCCTGTAGATTCACGCCACCCGAACGGTCTGCATTGTTACTATCATTGCTCTGACGGTCTTTCATCTTCATCTATCTCCTCATATTCGCCGTCAACTACGGCAGTTCCGTGTGAACGGCGGGCTGTAATGTCCGTTTCTTCCGTTCCACTGATAACGATGGTAATACCACCTGCTGTTTCGTTTGTTCCGTAGTGTTCTACGGCCTTTCGTGCCGGAATTGCCCTGTCTAAGAGCAATTTAGCTGCTGTCATGTCCCCACCTATGGCATTTTTGATGACAGCCTTGATAACTTTATCGAAATCTTTGCGCATATCGCCTGCAAATTTCTCGATAAGCTCATTTTGCAGCTCCGTCATAGTATTTTTGGAGCCTTTCGGTCTGCCGTGGGGGTTGGCAGACTTCATTCCCTTCTTCCAAGCAGGATTTCCCGGCTTTTTAGGGGCTTCTACTTCTTTACCAGAAGGTATTTCCGCACTACCAGAGGTGGACATCGGCTGCTGCGTAGAAACTTCCGGGCTTGAATCGAACTTTAGGTCTTGTTTCGGAGTCGAAGACACTAGCAATCTCCATTTCGTTCTTAAGAACGACCCATTCTGCGGTCGGTTCTATCTGTTGGACTGTGGCTAGAGTGGCTTGAGCCATGTCTATGAGTACCGGAACGTTGGTTATATCCAGTTCGTTAGCTACCAGAAGCCTACGTGCCCCGATGTGAGCTACCAGTTTGTGGTTTACTCTCTTTAGGACTATCGGATTCCTTATGCCCCTCTCTCGAATATCTTCTTTTAATTTGGCGAAACGCGATTCACCATTCAGTTCTTGTGCTATCTTGCGTCGTCTGTGCCTAATCATCTGGTGTAGATGATGGGTTGGGAACGAAGCACAATACAATGCTGGCATTACGATATCTTATTTGTTTCGTAAGTTATCACGTTTGAACCAGCTTCGATAATTCCCTTCCAAACTACGTTTCCAGTCAACGCTTCTCGCAAAGACACATTAATTTGAGATTCTGAAATATCCAGATATCCAAACACTTGATAGTTCTTTGCCCACACAACTTCGTCTTCTGTGCCAGCCACTAGTGCGGTGTTCGTGTCTACACTAATTGGACAAGCAACAACCGCTGCATGTGTATCTGTGCTGATAACGTGTGGATAGTGTTTATCTCCACAACACCAAAGAACTCCGGTGATACTATTGCTCGCTATGTGAGAGAAGATATCATCTCGTTCTGTTGCATAATATGCCCAAGAATCTTCGTTACCACCAGTTCCCGGCCAATATGTGGCTTTCGAACTAAGAATGATTTTCCACGTCGCTGTGGAAGCTGCGAGGTGGGCCTTAAACCACGCAAGCTGTGTTGCTCCAAGCATTGTCAGGTCTGTAGTTGCTCGTGTCTGGAGAGGGTCTCTGTGAGAAATACAGTCAAGAACAAAGAACTCAATCTCCCCTTCAGAATCTATAACTCCGTTTAGATTAAACCTCTGCCGAAAATAAGTTACTGGGTACTGACTTACTGATGTACCTGATTCTGCGTTGCTAGGCTTTTCTGGAGCTGCGTCTCCGTCTGTATTTTCTGGGTTGTCATACCACTCTGCCACCTGCTGTTGATATGCCTGCATAGCCACCCAGAAAGCAGCGTCAACATCTGCTTGGTCGGAAGCACCAATACCAGTTTGTCCGTTGGCATTTGTTACTGTGTGGTCCCAGTTGTTTCCACCCCACTCGTGGTCATCCGCAATGTACCAATTATACTGAACATTATTATGCAGATGAATATGTCCGGGGGTAGCCTGAGTAATTTCGTGATGTTTGAAAACATCTGCTACAGAATCGCCTACTGCGTGAGCTGTAGTAGTAATTCCATACCACGTACCAGACTTGTTTACGTAGGGTGTGTCTCCTTGAGAAACGGCCAGATGTGGCTTTAGAGAAGTCATGGCGTAGGCTCCAAGAAGCTGCCTACCTACCTGTTCACAAGAATACCAAACTACGCGCATTACTTTAAGCTCTGTTTACCAGAACAGAGGGAAGTTCTCCCTGCTGATTATACATTTCCTGATTAAGCTTGAGACCATCACCACTGTAGCGGCTGCGGACTTTGCACGCAAAGAATCTAGCCATACGCGCATTACCGGCTGCGCTAGAAAGGAAGCGGTCGCGGGACGAAGTAAGTTGGCGAGCAAACAGAGTCAATCCAGACGCAGTGCCTGCAATATTACTGGTTGTAACTTCGTCAAAATCAATTGCCGAAACCCCACCAGCAAGTGCGCCATTTAGGTACATGTTAACTGTACCATCTCCTAGCACTTCTAGAGAGACGGTATTTCTCTGGCTACCCAGACTGCCCATACCGGAACCTGGGATGTTATATGTGGCAACAGTAGCAACTGCATTTACACTTAGCTGCCATTGTTCCGCGCTTGTGAGTCCCAGAGACCAGCCTTGATTATCTGGATGGGTTCCGCTAACAGCTCCCCATGTAAAAGCCTGTTCTCCGTTTGTTACATCCCCATCGAAATAGAAATCAAAGGCAACGTGAATTGCTCCGCTGCCGATGTCATCCAGTCTGAAAATATTATCAATTACTGTATCTTCACCGGATTGGGCGTAGTGATCTCCACCTAAAGTAACCCACTCCGAGTTGGTCCAAATGCTGGAGGCAGGGTCTGTTCCTGCTACAGTTAGGTCAGGTCCCGAACCCGAGCTGTCTACTAGAGTAGTTCCCGTACCTTCGTGCATACGATAATAGACATAGTTGGCTGTTGGGGCAAGGCCCTCTCTAGGCTTAAGTCCATTAACTACGTGATTACGCATGGCTCTTTCCCTCCACCATCACGTCGCAATAGCGACTGGAGGCTCGTAGTGCGAGTGCTGTAATTGTCGCTGTTTTAACAACACTCGAAGAACCAAATTCAAATGTTTGCATCGAATCTCGGTACTCAGCAACTGTACTTGCTGTAGTTGTTGTACCTCCGGAGTCATTATCTGCGGAAGCAATAGCAACAATATCCAGACGGGTGATTGGGTCTGCGGAGGTAATGGTTAGTACCGTGTCAGGTCCTACTATCTTGGTATCTACAAACGATGTCTTAAGTCTTGTTCCAGCAACAATATCATCTGGGGCATTTACAGTTACCAGCAGATACGAAACAGTTTGACCACTTCCTGCGTCAAACGAAAATACTGCGGTTGGAGTAGACGAGATAGTGGGGACAACCGACGCTCGATTAACTTCGTAGGATAGTGTTGTTACGCCTAGACCACTAGAGGTTTTAAATACTTCCGGTACTCCGGTATCTATATTTTCACCTTGAATCACTGCAATTGCCATAGATGGGAGTCCTGTGTGATTAGTTGCGGGGGTTGCGTTCTTTAGCGATAGCGGACTTTATGGAGTCCGCCTCTTTTTCTAGGTCAGTAAGAATCTGGGAATATTCGTCTTCGAAGTCCAACTCAGCATCTTCTAGTATTGTGCGAAGATTCTTTTCGATATGCTGTTGGATAAGACGT